GACTCATCTTTAAGTGGAACAAAAAAGGCTGGGTTTGCTGAAGCACTTCCATCTCCTCTGATTATTGCTGATACTTCATTATGGACTGAAAGTGCTTTAATACCTACAACTCCTCCTGGATCAGATAGTTCTCAAGTAAAAGTATATCTTGCTGGTACTTCTGGTTTAAGATTGACTGTAGATAGTACGGTTGCTGGCAATCGTGCTTTTCTTGCGTATACGACATATAATAATACTTCTTCTGCTAGATTAACTAACTGGATTGATACTCAATTCGGTAATGATTATCTTATAAAGGTTTATAAAGGAGATCCAAATTCTGGTGGTGTAGCATTATCTGCCTCTGGATCTGGTGCAAATGATGGATGGTTCTTTGATTATTCTGCTGGTGTTCTAAACTTTAATGATACCAACGTTCCTTCTGGTGTAACAGGAACAAACATTTATATAGTAGGTTACAGATATATTGGTAATACAGGTGCTCCAACACCTGGAGATGACTTTAGTTTTAGAGATTTAACTGTTAGTCGTAATTTAAGTGTAGGAGGTATCTCTACATTTTCAGGTATTACAACTGTTACTGGAACAACATTATTCTCAAAACAATTAAATGTTTCTGGAATTACTACATTTCATAATAATGTTAATTTATTAGATAATGATATTTTAAGATTCGGAAATACAGGAGATCTCCAAATCTCACATAATGGAACAGACAGCATTATAAAAGATGCAGGTGTAGGAAGATTAAAAATACTTGGTGGATTTGAAATAAAAAATGTTGGCGATACACAAACTCTTATTACTGCTAATACATCTGGTGCTAATGCAACGAATGTTGAATTATATTATGGAAATATTAAGAGATTAGAAACTGTTAGTTCGGGAATTAATATTGTTGGAACTACCACTACAGGTCAACTAGCAGTTACAGGTGTCTCCACATTTACTGGTAACATAGTTGCTAATGGAAGTATAGATTTAGCAGGTGATATTGACGTAGACGGACATACAAATTTAGATAACGTAAGTATTGCAGGTGTTACTACTACTGCTGGATTATTAGATATTAATGCTGGTGGTCAAGCAAATACCTTTAAAGTTGAAGACTTAACTTCTGGTAGAGTTGTTCTTGCTGGTACTGGTGGTGAAATTGAGGATAGTGGAAATTTAACCTTTAATGGTTCAACTCTTGCAGTAACAGGAAGTCAAACTATTAGTGGTGACATTGATGTTGATGGACATACTAATCTTGATAATGTAAGTATATCTGGTTTTACTACCATCACTCAAGATTTAGATGTAGATGGTCATACTAATCTTGATAACGTAAGTGTTGCAGGTGTAACTACTGCTACTGGTAAGATTGATGCTAATGCTGACGTTGATGTTGCAGGAACTTTAGATGTTGATGGTCATAGTGAATTAGACAATGTTAATATTTCTGGAGTTGTAACTGCAACTACGTTTGTAGGAGATGGTGATTTTGTAGAACTAGATGTAGATGGTCATACTAACCTTGATAACGTAAGTATTGCAGGAGTTACTACTGCTGCAGGTGCTATAGATCTTAATGCTGATTTAGATGTAGATGGTCACACTAACCTTGACAATGTAAGTATTGCTGGAGTTACTACTACTGCTGGTAAGATTGATGCCAATTCTGATGTAGATGTTGCAGGAACTTTAGATGTTGATGGTCATACAGAATTAGATAATGTAAATGTATCTGGAATTACAACTAGTGCTCTTGTAAATGTTACTAATCTTACAAATGGTCGTGTTACTTATGCTGGAGCAAGTGGTAGACTATTAGATAGTACAAATTTAACTTTTAATGGTACTAGTCTTACTGTTGGTGGTAATGTAAATGCTGTAGATGGTGTATTCACTGGTAATGTAACTGTTGGTGGTACACTAACTTATGAAGATGTAACTAACGTAGATGCAGTTGGATTTGTAACTGCAAGAGATGGTTTAGTTGTAGTTAGCGGTGGATCTAGTATTGTTGCTGGTGGTCTTAATGTAACTGCTGGTATTTCTACTTTTGGTGGTGCTATAGATGCTAATGGAAATTTAGATGTAGATGGTCAGACAGATTTAGATGTTTTAAATGTTGCTGAAACTGCTACATTTTCTTCCCTTGTAGATATCAATGCAGACTTAGATGTAGATGGTCATACTAATCTAGATAATGTTTCTATTGCTGGTGTTGTAACTGCAACTACGTTTGTAGGAGATGGTGATTTTGTAGAACTAGATGTAGACGGACATACAAACCTAGACAATGTAAGTGTCGCTGGTGTTTCTACATTTGCTAGTGCTATAGATCTTAATGCTGATTTAGATGTTGATGGGCATACTAACTTAGATAATGTTTCTATTGCTGGTGTAACTACTGCTGCTGGTGCAATTGATCTTAATGCTGATTTAGATGTAGATGGACATACCAATCTAGACAATGTAAGTATTTCTGGAGTCACTACTGCTGCAGGTGCTATAGATCTTAATGCTGATCTAGATGTTGATGGACATACTAATCTTGATAATGTAAATGTTGCTGGTGTTTCTACATTTGCTGGTAATGTTTTTGTTGGTACTGGTGCAACAGTTGGAATTGCTTCAACAGCTTATGCTCATAAATTTGCTTTAATTGATGCTGGTGCTAATGGTGGTAAAGATGCAGCTGCTATAGGAAGCAGTGGTAATAATTTAAGATTTTGGGGTACTGGTGGTTCTGCTGGTATATGGGGTTCAACTGGTTTAAAAATTGCTGGAAATGGAGCAACTGCTGATACTCCTGTTGCTGCTAATGTTCATTTACATTTATTAAGTGGACAGAATACTAAGTTTAAAATGGAAGCCTCTGGTTATTCTAGTTTTGAACTTGTATCAAATCAAGGTGGTAGTGGTGTAACAAATCATATACAATCTAATAAACCAATATTATTCTTTACTGGACCTAGTTCAGGATTAACTACAGCATTTAGAATGGGTGAAAAGGAGGGTAGTACTTTCTATCAACCTTTAGATTTTAGACATCCTTATGCTACTTATCCTGGTGGAACTAGAACCATTTCTATGGATCCAATCTCAGGTATTATAACTGCATCAAATTTTGCTGGTCCAATTATTGGTGGTAATAATATAGTTGCTGGTATTATAACTGCTACTCAAATAGATCTTAATGGTGATATAGATGTTGATGGTCATACAAACCTAGACAATGTAAGTATTGCTGGAGTTGTCACCGCTACAACTTTCGTTGGTAATGGTGATTTTGTTGAATTGGATGTTGATGGTCACACTAACCTTGATAATGTAAGTATTGCTGGTGTTACTACCGCTACTGGTAATATAATTGCTAATGGAAGTATAGATTTAGCAGGTGATATTGATGTTGATGGTCATACAAATTTAGATAATGTATCTGTTGCTGGTGTTTCTACATTAACAACTTTAAGAATTGGTAATACTAATGATATTACTTCTATACTTGATGAGGATAATTTCGCATCAAATAGTGCAACATCATTAGCAACACAACAATCTATTAAGGCATATATTGATACTAATGTAACAGCACAGGATCTTGATTTTGTTGGTGATAGTGGAACTGGTTCAGTTGATTTAGATTCTCAATCATTAGATATTGAGGGTACGGCAAATGAGATTGAGACTGTTGCAGCAAATCAAAAGATTACAATTGGACTTCCTAATGATGTAACTATTGGTAATCAACTTACTGTTACTGGTGCAATTGATGCCAATGGAGATCTAGATGTAGATGGTCACACTAACCTAGACAATGTAAGTATTGCTGGAGTCACTACTGCTGCTGGTAATATAGTTGCTAATGGAAGTATTGATTTAGCAGGTGACATTGATGTAGATGGGCATACCAATCTTGATAACGTAAGTATTGTAGGAGTCACAACTATTACAAATGCTTCAGGCACCAAAATACTTGAAACATCAAATAATGGATCAAAATTATTTCATGCAGGTACAGAGAGATTATCTACAGAACTTTATGGTATTGATATAAATGGAACTCTTGGTGCTGATTCAATAAATTCTTCAGGTATAGTTACTGGAACAACATTTGTTGGAGATGGTGATTTTGTAGATATAGATGTAGATGGTCATACAAATTTAGATAATGTAAGCATCGCTGGAGTTACCACATTCACTGGTGCTATAGATGCTAATGGAGATTTAGACGTAGATGGACACACGGAATTAGATAATGTTAATGTAGCAGGTTTAGCAACAGTATCACAATTAAAGGTTGGTTCTGTTACTGCAGATGCTATTCTTGATGAAGATAATATGGCATCTAACAGTGCCACTGCATTACCAACTCAACAATCTGTTAAGGCATATGTTGATACGCAGGTAAGTGGAGTTGATGATAATCTTGATATTGCTGGTGATAGTGGAACTGGTACTGTTGATTTAGATACACAGTCATTGACTGTTTCTGGTACAGCAAATGAGATCGTAACCTCTGCATCTGGTCAAGCAATTACTGTTGCACTTCCTGATAATGTTATAGTTGGTGGTGGACTTACAGTAACAACAGATCTTACTGTTGCTGGTGTATCTACGTTCACTGGTGCAATTGATGCTAACGGTGCATTGGATGTTGCTGGTGTAATAAATAGCTCAACGGATGTAAGAATCAATGGATCAAGCGTTATTGATGAGGCAGTCGCAATGGCAATCGCTCTAGGATAATAAAAAAACATGGCAAATACTTTTAAATTAAAAACTAAAGCGAACGTAGGTGTTACTACATCAAATGTATATGTAGTACCTAGTGCAACAACTACAACGGTAATTGGAATTACGCTCGCTAATGTTTCTGGATCTGGATGTTTAGTTGGTGTAGGAGTTACACGAGCATCAACAGATGATGTTAAACTTTTAAAGAATGTTCCTATTCCACAGGGATCTTCGCTAGAATTTATGCAAGGAAATAAGATAGTATTAGAGACAACAGATACTTTAACGGTTAATAGTGATACGAATAATAGTATAGATGTTTCGTTAACTATTATGGAGATGACCTAAAATGGCACTAACCCGTATTACGAAGGGTGTCATTAAACCCAATGAAAATTACGATACTCATAATATAAATTCAACTGGTATTGTTACTGCTATAGGATTTAAAGGTCCTTTTACTGGTAGTAGTGATATTCAATCAGGTATACTTACTGCAACTAAAATAGATCTTAATGGTGATATTGATGTAGACGGACATACTAATCTTGATAATGTTTCTATCGCTGGAGTCACTACTGCTACTGGTGCTATAGATCTTAATGCTGATTTAGATGTAGATGGTCACACTAATTTAGATAATGTAAATGTCGCTGGTGTTGCTACATTTACTGGCAATGTTACAATTGGTGGTACATTAACATACGAAGATGTAACAAATATTGATTCAGTAGGAATTGTTACTGCAAGAAGTCAATTAAATGTAGGAAGTAATATCAAACTAGGAAATGCTGGTGTTATAACTGCTACAACATTTAAAGGTGATGGTGACTTTGTAGATATAGATGTAGATGGTCACACTAATCTTGATAATGTAAATATTGCTGGAGTCACTACATTTTCTGGTGCTTTAGATATTAATGCTGGTGTAAACATTTCTGGTCTTGGTGACTTTGCAGCATCAACTTTCAATAATATTAGACTGGCTTATAGTGGTGATAGTGAGATTGATACATCTAGTGGAAATCTAATACTTGATTCTGCTGGTGGAACAGTAGAAGTTACGGATAATCTTACGGTATGGGGTGCTATTAGTGCTAATGGTTCTATAGATCTTAATGCTGATATAGATGTAGATGGTCATACAAATTTAGATAATGTAAGTATCGCTGGTGTTTCAACTTTTACTGACAATGTTACTATTGTTAAGACTGCTGGTCCATTATTAGAACTCACTACAAATACTGGTGCTGCTGATGCGACATTGCGTTTATCAGAGGGAGCAACAGGATCTACCACAAATGGTGGTGGAATGTTTTATAGTGGAGCAGATAATAAACTTTACATAACTTGTGGTACTAACTCAACAACAAAAAGAATAACTATTCAACGTGATGATGGTAAAGTTGGTATAAATCAAACAACTCCAGAAGAAATATTAGATTTAGGTGAGTCAAATAAACAAAACCTTAAATTCGGACAAAGAGGATATTTAGGACAAGCACATTCAACTACAGCAACTATATTAGGTCATTGTGTTAAGGCAGATACAACTAATTCAGTTGCAAGTCAAATGATGGTGACTGAAACCAATTCTGGTGGTGGTGCTCCTGCTGCAATTAGAATGGTAAGTGGAACTATTCAATTCCATACAGCAGGATCTGGAACTGCTAATGCAGTTTTTGATAGTGAAAAACTTCGCATCACATCAGTTGGTAATGTAGATATTAATGGAACACCACCTTGGAGTGTAAGTGGTGGGAATTTTAGAAATCTTTCTATATCAGGTGAAGGTGTAAGTGGATCTGGTTTCCTTTGGTTAGGTAATGGTGCTGCTACTACTAACGCTGACTTTCATTTGGGTAGAATTAGTTTTATGAATGGTGCAACTCGTACTTCTTTGATTGCAGGATCGACAGATACGAGTGCAAATGATGATGGAAGACTAGAGTTTTATACAAAAGCAACAGGTGCTACAGAAGTAGAAAGACTTCGCATCACATCTGATGGAAAATATTATTTCACAGGCACTGGAGGAGGAAGTGGAAGTAGAGGTCTTGAAATTGATACTGAATCTGTAGGTGCTGCAGATGAAGGTGTTATATTAAATGCGAGAGCAAGTGGTACGACTGGTAGAATAAAATTCCAAACTAATAGTGTAACTGCTATGACCATTTTAGGTAATGGTGGTAATATATCTGTTGGTAGTAATGGTGCAGCAGCAGAAAAATTTCAGGTTAATGGTGGAAATATTGCGATAGTAGGTGGTTCTTCTTATAAAATAGATACTCACCCTCTTATTTCATATGCTTCTTTCACTGATATAAGTGGTGGTTCATATGCAGCAAGACTAGGATCAACAGGAACATCTACTATTAGATCTACTCAGATTTATGGTGGTGGCGGTCATATAGCAACCTTTGATGGTGTTAATAAGAGACTTGGTATTAATGAAACATCACCTGATAATAAGATACACGCTACAACTACTAGTAGTACTGCTTATAGTAGTAATACAAGTAACACTCAAAATATAACCAATGCATTATTAAAACTTCAAAATTTAGATGGTACTGATAATAGTGGTGTTAATAATTACGTTGGTATACAATTCTCTGTTGCAAATGGTGCAAATTCAACTGCTCAACTTAATTATGTAAGAACTGGAAATAATGCAGGTGCTTTCCAGTTCAAGGCAAGAAATGCAGCTAGCACATATCCCAACTTGATGACTATACAATCTAATGGTAGAGTTGGTATTAATCAATTAAATCCACAAGCAAGACTTGATTCTAGTGGTGCATATAATGAAATTGGAATAAGATGTTCTGGTGGTGCAAGTGGTTATAGTTCTGCTTTTGTCTTCCAACATGCAAATGGTGATACTGTATTAGAAGGTAATAATGCAAGACATGTGATACCAGGTGCTGATGCAGTACAAGATTTAGGAATATCAACTAAGCGTTGGAGAAACGTTTATACTACTGACTTACAACTTTCTAATGTAGGTGGAGGTGGTAATGAAGTTGATGGAACCGAAGGTACATGGACACTTCAAGAGGGTGAGGATGACCTTTATATGATAAATAGAAAGACAGGTAAGAAGTATAAAATGATGTTGCAGGAGATTTCTTAATGGCTATTAAGGGTACTATATACGGAACTGGAACACAAGGTTCAGCAAGGACTTTAATTTGGTCAATGGAAGCTTCTGGTAGTAATTATACCAATAATCCTACTACTAAATCTTGGGGTGAGATGACTCAAGGACTTACAGGAGTTAATTTTGTTCCAAAAGCAAATTGGCCTCATAATGGTAAAAACTGGGCAAGATTAATATTCACAAGTAAGAATAAACCTTGGGTTCAATGGGCAGTTGCAAACCATTCAATGAATAATTATGGTAACTATGCAAATGTTGAAAGAGCATTAGATACTTTTCTTACAGACTCTAATAACTGGGGTTCTGGTAATACTATGAATAATTCTAGCAAGTATAATATTAGATTATGTTGTGGATCGGTAGGTAGAATATGTACAGATAATTGTATTATAGAACATAATAATGCTGGTAATGAAAACTGGGATGTACCAACAATAGGTGAAGATAATGGTGGTCATGTTTGGGGTGATGGAATAATTTGGGGTAATATTGATAATCATACTAATTATGGGGGATTTTTAAATACCGATCAACCACATGCTGGATCAAGTGGTAGTGCTACTGGTGATACATTAGAGATCTATATGGATACTTATTATCCAAAAGCAAATGATTATGTAGATATTTTAAATTCTACTGAATCTACTGATAGACCAATGAATATGACTTGGAGTGAGAGTACTGGTGTTGGTTCTGGTGGTTCTTTATCCTACCTTGCATTGGCGACTGATAGATTCGCATCTTCAAATTGGGGTTCTCATGGTAGACAGCATGGTGGAATGGGTAATGGTGATTCTTGGATGCAAGTAGATTTGGGTAATGAGAATGCACAGGTAATTGATTTTGCATTTGCGATTGGTTATCCAGGTAGACAACATGATTCTGATGATAATTATATCAAGGCATCTAATGATAATAGTAACTGGGTAACAATGGCAGAATGGAAACATCATCCTGCTGGTGGAAGTGGTACGAATACAAGTTATGCAGGTAGTGGAACTGGTGCTACAGATGAAGGGTATGCTGGTGGATATTTATTCTATCGAGAAGGAGGACATTGTTATAGTAACACTGTAAATAATGTAGAGAAATGGATACCATTAAGAAAAACAGATACTGCGTATAGGTATTGGAGAATTGGTGGAACTAACTGGAGTAATCAGGGTAATGGTTATCAATTAATAATGAATTGGGGATTGATGAGGAAAAAGGATACAATTGATGCAAGAGGAAGTTGGCAAGAACCTTTCCACTCATTACAAGATGCTGATAATGCTGGTGTTCCTGATGGACTTTATTGGTTTATTAATCCATTAGGATATAAAGAACATTGTTATGTTGCTATGTTTGAGGATCAAACAGGATATCCTTCAAATAGTGGATCTAGATGGATGTTAGTATGTTCAAATAGTGCTAACACTCGTAGAATACCTTCTGGAACTGGTAGGAATAGTAATTCATACAAACTTGGGTGTGGTGGATCTCAACAATTAGGATGTGCAAATCCTGATTCAGATTATATTATTGGCGAGTTTATTGAGCAATTTAAATTTGCTGAATGTAAAGTATATGGTTTTGGGTGGGGTAGTTTGAGTGATAGTGGAATACAGTCTGATGGTACTGCATGTTTCAAATATAATGATAGAGAATGTCTTTCAATGACTTGGAGACCTGCAACAGGAAATAGAGATCATACTAATGGAACATACTATCCAAATCCATTGGCAAGTAGAACACATAAGGATAATGTACAAACCCATGCAACTGCTTCCGAGGGATATTATAATTTCACTTATGCAGTTGTTGATTCAGTCCGAATGGATAGTGGATTAAACGCAAATACTGCTCAATCTACTGTAGGTGGTTCTGGTAGTGGTACTGGTGATCCAAGTGGTGGAAATTACATAGGTCATGGTACTAGTGAAGGATATTTTGAAGGTTGGTATCCTGCTAGTGGTGGTGCAGTAAACTGCCAAGGTTACACTACATGGGTTAGATAAATGGCAATTATTTACAGAGTTTCGCATATTATAAAAGAGAGATATACTGATGTAGGTGTTGGTGGATCTCATTTTAGTTTCCCAGTTGGTGTTGCACATACTTATGGTAGTATGAAATGGGAACATGATACAGTTCCTAAACCAACTGAATCACAATTAATTACATGGATGAATGAAAAGAATGCTGCAAGTGCAATTGCAGATGTAAGAGAACAACGCAACAAAAAACTTGTTGAATCTGATTGGTCGCAAGGTGGTGATGTTCCTGTTGGTATTAAAACAACATATCAAACATATCGTCAGGCATTAAGGGACCTTCCATCTGATAGTTCTAAATGGACTATGGATGATAATGGAATTGTATCTATTAATTGGCCAACATCACCATCATAAATATTTAAAAACCTAGAATGACGTTAACGCAGATAACAAAAGTTAAAGGTCCAGGTATTCATACACTGGCTAATATTGTTAGTAATACAATTAGTCTAGGTGGGATTGCTACTGCGTCTAATTTTAAAACTGGTACAAGTAATCTTCATAATATTGGTCTAGAGATAGCAGGTATAAATGTTTTAGGTGCTGATACACCTATAGGAACGGGTGCGACAATATATGATGCAGGTGGAGCAATATTTACGGGTGTAGTAACTGCTACAAGCTTTAGTGGTACATCATCTCTTGCATCAGGATTGACAGGTACTCCTGATATTGCTGTAAGAAATATAACAGGTGTTGGTGCGACTTTTACGGGTAATGTATCAATAGGTGGAACATTAACATACGAAGACGTAACAAATATAGATTCAGTTGGGTTAATCACAGCGAGAAGTGGACTCATATCTCCCAACGCAGATATAGATGATTTTGTAAGTGTAGGAAGTAATATTCATTTAGGTAATGCAGGTGTTGTAACAGCAACATCATTTAGTGGATCTGGTGCTTCTTTAACTGCATTAAATGGTTCTAATATTTCATCTGGTACTGTTGCTGCTGCAAGAATTGATAACTTAGCAGCATCCAAGATTACTTCTGGTACTGTTGCAACTGCAAGACTAGGATCAGGAACAGCATCAAGTTCTACTTTCTTAAGAGGTGATGGAAGTTGGGCTGCTACTGGAGCTGGTACAGGTGAACAGTTTGTAAATTTAGAATCTCTTGGAAGTGCTAGTAATACTGGAAACAATACTTTTGCAGGTTATAATTCTGGTATTGCTCTTAGTGGTGCAGATCACTCAACATTTTTTGGATATCAAGCTGGTAAAGCAGCTCTTAATGCTGGTAACAATTGTTTCTTTGGATCTAATAGTGGACTTCTTGCTACGGGCGGTGATAACTCTGGATTTGGCCAAGGAACTTTAGAAACAATTACTTCTGCTACATCTAACGTAGCGGTGGGTAGAAGAGCTTTAAACACAACAACTTCTTCTGAAAACGTAGCTGTTGGAGCAGATTCTTTAAGATATCAAAGTACAGGTTCTAAAAACGTTGCAGTTGGCCGAGGTGCAGGTGAGCATTTAACAACTGCAGGTGATTCAGTAGCAATAGGATTTGAAGCATTAAGAGGTACTAATACAAGTAATCCTGTTACTGGACTTCAAAATGTAGCCATAGGAGCATATGCTGGCGATGCAATGAAGGCTGGATCTCAGAATGTTCTGATAGGTACAAATTGTGGTAGTGCAATGGTTTCATCACATTGGAACGTAGCTATTGGAAAAGATTGTGCAGATCAAGCGACTGGACTTGGAAACGTAATACTTGGTCATGATGCAGGTAGGGCTACATCTGGAAACTACAATGTAGTTCTAGGAAAAGCAGCAGGTGATGTAGGTAGTTTTAGTGGAGCTAATAATATTATTATTGGATATAATGCTGATCCAACTACAGCATCAACAAGTAATGAAATAACTTTAGGTAATGCTAATATAACCAATTTTAGAGTACCTGGTATAGGACTGACTGTAACCAATCTTCAAGCACAATATAGTGGTGGATTAACTGTTTCTGGTATATCTACATTCTCTGAGGTAGTAAAATTTGACGCAAACGTATCTAGTACTCCTAGTGCTGCTGGTAATGTTCATATTTACCGACATGATAATAAACTTAAAGTGTGTGGTGGTTCTGGAATACAATTTGAAGAGGGTGGTTTTACCAGATGGCATATAACAAATGGTGCATTACATCCACATGGTACGACATATAATAACTTAGGAAACACTTCTAATCTTGTAGGTCATGCTTATTTCGGTGATAATAAGAAAATACAATTAGGAAACGATCAAGATTTCACTCTTTGGCATAATAATTCACACGGTCTTATAAAAAATACAACTGGTAGATTATACGTTCTTTCAGATGATCTTTGGATTAAGAATGAAGCAGATAATAAGACTTCTGCTAGGTTTATGGATGGTGGGGAAGTTTTCTTATATAATAATGATACTTTAAGATTAACTACCACTACAACAGGTATCACAGTAGGTGGAGAAGTCGCAGCAGCACAAGACTATCCAAACATTCGACCAACATTAGATTTTAACTTTGTAGCAGTTAAGAAATTAGATCCAAGAATTAGATACCAGAGAAGTGGACCTGCATCATACGTTGATGAGAATGGTCTTGTTAAATTAGTTGGTGATAATACTCCAAGATTTGATCACGATCCATCAACTAGAGAGTGTAAAGGATTGTTGATGGAAGAGAGTAGAACAAGTAGACTTACACAAAGTACTGGTAATGATTCATATAGTCATTTTAGGCAGACTGATCGGGGTGAAACTATAAAAGGACCAGATGGAGTGGAGAATTCTGCTCGTGAATATACAGTTAATTCTAATGGTGGAACGAGTGGAACGACAACAATATGGGCGAACGAAGCAATTGGAATGGCAAATCCAACATCTGTATCTTGTTTTGTGAAAATAACAAGAGGATCCACAATGGCATTTAGATTTATGGATAATAATAATGCTCAAGAGAGTGAAAAGATCACAATTAGTGGTGGTTACATAACTGATGGTTCGTATGCTACAGTTTCACAGAGTGATCCAGGTAGTACTGAAGGAACTACTAGTTATGAAAGATATCCAAATGGTTGGGTGAGAATAAAATGGGAAGGATCGAGTAATAATGCTAATGCAACTTCATATCTTCAAATGTACATTTATGATCACGCTGCTGCAAATTCAGATGGAGATAATATAGGATATGCTATATGGGGTTTCCAAGTTGAGAATGGAGCATTTTGTACATCCCCTATCTATAAACCAACTACTGAAGCAGTAATTCGTGGAGCAGATAATGCTTTTATTGATGGTCAAGACTTTACTGATGCATATAATGTACCAGAAGGAACTTTTATTTTAAATGCATCTAATGATGATTTTAGTACAAGTAACCAAGGTACGTGGGGTGTAGAGAAGTCAACAAACCGATCTGGATACTTCGTCAATCTTGGATACAGAGTTGGTGGTGGAAGTAATGCTGGTGATATTGGAGCATGGTATAATAATAATGGAAGCACTTCTGCTTTCCATAATATGGCTGTTGCTTCTACTGGTGTTACTGTTGGTGTACCGTATAAAACGGCATTTGCCTATAAAGTTAATGATATGTCATCTACCACTAATGGTATTACTGTTCAAACAGATACCAGTGCAACAATAGCAGCTGCTGGAGAATTTGATAGATTTTCATTGGGTTCATATCATTATGATTCTATGTCTGTCGGACATATTCAAAGAGTTATGTATTATAGAAAGAGACTTCCGAGTTCTCAATTGGTTACTCTGACTTCATAATAAATACCATAGGAGAGAAATAACTAATGCCTAATCTAGTCGGAATCGGAAATAGTCAAGTACCAACCAACTCAATGTTGGGTGGATTAGCCTATCAAGATCCTTCTCACGCTAATTTAACTGAAGTAGAGATAGAAAATATTGCTGCTATTAAAGCAAAGGTAGATGCTCAAGGATCTTTACGGGCATTGTTTGTTTATGATACTAGTAGAGATAGTGATGGTGGTGCATGGAGAAAGAAAACAAGTGATACGTCTTGGTATAATGAAACATTAGGAACACTCAATAGAGGATATAGAAGAGAATTTCCTGCTGTTGCAATACTAGCAGCATCATCTACAGCATTAGCAATATATGATGCTGATGATCCAAATTGTCCAATGTGGATGAAGTTTCAAGTTCATAATAATAAATGGTTGAAACATACTGTTGGTGGTGGTGTAGATTGTACTTGTGTATATGCATTGAATGGAATGATTGTAAGTGGTGGTGGAGCATCACAAGGTCGTTTATCTGTAGTTAATTTTCCTGGGGATGGTGGATATGTAACAGAAGCTGGATATACTTATACTCATGATTATATTTCAAGAAGAAATGATGAATCAGTTGGTGCTAATGATGGAGGAAGTAGAAGTTTATCTAATCACTATGTTAAAGATATTACAATGTGGGTTAACCCTTGGGCTCCTCTCAATCAAAAGAGTGGACTTCCAACACCCACAATTGCAGTTGCAACAACTGGTGGTATTTGTATTATTAATGATGGACAACCAGGATCAACATTAGGAGAGACTGGTAATGGTGGAGTTATTGATGGAACTAGTTCTAGTGGTTCTAATTATAGTGATGTTCGTCAAGTAACAGTTACTAATGATGGATGGGTATGGTGGAATGCAGATAACCAAGGTGCTAATGCTAGAGATACTTATGCATTAAGAAGAGAATTAGTATCTAGAATTAGTGGAGATTTTACTTGGTCAAATAGTGCGGATACTTTTAGTATTCCAGTACAAGATGGATGTGATTATACACAAGGAACTAATGCTTTATCAATAAGTACTGCAAATGAGCAAGGTAATCTTCAGGTTGGATATGCAAATGAATTTTCTTTCAACTTCATGAGAGGAAATGGATTTGCTAATCCTTACGGATGGGGATTCTGGACACCAGTTATTATGCACAGTCATGATAATAATACTGGTCGTGGTATGGTTGCACAAATCACTAGTTATTCTACAACAGGATTAATGCCTAATGTTGCACCAAATGGTTCCTCATGGTGTGGAGAAACTGATGAAAGAACTTTGGGTTGGGGTGGAACTAATATACTTACTAATGGAGATTTCTCTGACGGAACTAGTGGTTGGTATGGTGATTCTGGTGCATCAATTTCTGAATCTGGTGGTGTTGCCACAGTTACAAATGGTGGTGGTGATAATACATATGCTATTGCACAGGCAAATGTATTAAGAAAGGGACGTAAATATAGAGTTTCGGGTACTATAGTTCCAACATTTAGTGGATCATATAAATTTAGAGTAAGAGGTGGTGGTAGTGGTGTATCGTGGAGTATTACTAGTGGACTTACAAGTGGTTCATCATATAATTTTGATACAGGAACCTTTGTTGCTGATGGAGCACCTTTAGAGATTGGATCTGAAGGTGGAAATATAACTCAATTTACGATAGACAATATTGTGTGTGCTCAAGTAGGTATTGAAGATGTTGCAGGAAATAACTGGGCTATACCAGTAGTAACAGGAACTCTTACTCAGTCTCCAGTAAGTAATGGTGCTGAACTATGTGGTGTTGGACCATTTAATGGTTCTAATTATGCTAAAGTTGCTGGAGTGAATCATAATTATGGTAATCCAGCAAGAGTTACAATGATGGGTTGGTTCAAGACAACTTATACTTCTGGTTATCAGTATATTATGTCAATGGGTGATAGTAATAGTGGTCATACAATGGGAATAGCAATTGAAACAAGTAATGGTGGTTTGTATTTCTTTGATAGTGAGAATGGTTGGAATAATAGTAATAATCATGAGTGGCATGATAATAGTAAGAATGTTCGTGATGGAAAATGGCACCACGTAGCAGGTGTATATGATGCACAGGATAGAAAGATATTATATCGTGATGGTATGCCAGTAAAGACTACTGATCCAGGTAATGATGTTAATTTTAGTTCAGTTAGTTCCTATCATATAGGTCATTATAGTTCTGATGGTAGTAATTTACACCATCCAGTTGGTAATGGAACTTCAGGATGTCAGGTATCTCTTGTTAAAGTTTCAGAGGTTGCATTGACGAATGAACAAATTAAGAGAATATATGAAGCAGAAAAACCATTATTCTATGAGAATGCTCAATGTACAATATATGGAACTTCAAGTACTGCAACAGCATTTGCACATGATCAAGTTTTGGATCGTTATCATGTAGGAACTTCAGCTGGACGTAGTGATTTTGATGGATTACGTCGAATAAATAATACAACCACAGCAGTAACTACAGCAATTGCTGCGTGTGATGGACTTATAGTAGATCAATAGTATGGCATTTAGAATAGAAAAACCAGCATTTAATTTAAGAAGTAAGTTAAAGGAACTTGATTTTGAGACTCTTCCTTATCAAAAGGTAAATCCTGGTGGAATAATACAACAGAAATATTTTTATTCTGATGAAGCAGGTGCAGGTGAAAGTGAAACTTCTTCAGAATCTTGGCAGGATAGTATTCACTATACATTTTATTTTACTCCAAGAGAAGTTGATAGTGTGATTCTTATTAACTGGCAGGGTAGGTCAAGGATAAGAAAATTCGGTGATACTTCTCATTGGTTAAGAACAGCAAGGTATAATACTGATGATGATCAAAGTATTGCATTAGGTGATGGTGATAGTATTTGGTATTTTGGTGCAAATAATAGTGAATCTAATCCTTCTTGGACATTGTTGGGTTATTGGTATTCTTACTTTAATTTTACTGATTATGATGATGATCATACAACCAGACAATATAAGTATGTTATGCAACAGAGAAGAAGTGGTGGAGCTGGTAGTGTGAGAATAGGTGAAAACTCTGGTCATTCGCAACTCAATGCAATAATTACTGAGGTGAAACAATGAACGAAGAGATAACAATTATAGATGCATTAGATGAATTAAGACCAAATGCACAATGGTCTATAGATGATCGTGATTATAATAAATTAGTATGGTTAGATAAATCACAAACAAAACCAACAGAAGATGAGATTAATGCAAAGGTTACTGAATTACAAAATGCAGAACCTTATAGACTTCTTCGTATAGAAAGAGATCGTCGTTTACAAGCAACTGATTGGAGAGCATCTTCTGATCTTACATTATCAGGTGATTGGAAAGCACATCGTCAAGACTTAAGAGATCTTCCTGCTCAACAAACACCAAAATTATTATCTAATGGTCAATTAGATCCTACTTCAATATCTTGGCCACCTGAACCCTCTTCATAGGTTCGGTTGACAATCAATAAAATATACTATATAATATTATCAACTTTATCGATATAAAAAGTTTAAGAAAATGGCAACTGAACAACAGAATCATTTAAAGCAAGTAGCAGAACAATCACAAACACTTGTTACTGAAATTAATTCATTAGAAGCCCAAGCAAAATCTAAAAGAGAAATGCTTATGAAACTTCAGGGAATTGCAGAATATCTAGATGGACTTGGTGTTAAACTTCCTGAACCAGAAGGTGAATCAGCAGAGACTGAAGTAGTAACACCAGAAGCAGAAACCCCTGCATCTTAATAGGATAAATAGAAAAGAATCATATAGGAATTTAGATGGCATATATTGGTCGTCAGCAATCTTCAGGATCTTTTCTAAAACTAGATGATATCAGTAGTTCGTTTGATAGTAGTGCTGTTCGATTTGACTTAACGTTAGGTGGAACAGCATTTTTTCCTGGAAATCCATATTCATTAATGGTATCATTGGGTGGTGTAATACAGGAACCAATATCATCCTTTACGATTATTGATGATCAGATAGAATTTGCTACAGCACCAACTTCAGGTGCTAATTTCTTTTGTATTGTTCTTGCTACGACTAATACTGATCCATTAAAAACATTAAGTATTGTGTCTAGATCTGGTTTAAATAAAATAGATCTTCATGGTAGATCTATGACTATTACTGTTCGTGGTGGAACCAAAATTCCTATCGCTTTTAACCTAGCATAAATAAAAAGAAAGGTATCTAATTATTATAATGGCAGATAAATTTCCATTAATACTAAATACGAGTGCGAATCAGATACAAGAGATTGCATCGGGTGATAATCTTGACTTAACAGGATGTGGTATAAACAATGCTGGAGTTATAACAGCAACATCATTCTCAGGTAATGGGGCAGGGTTAATTGGTGTTGCTTCTACCGATTACATTCTTACAGGAACAGCAGCAACTTTTACTGGTGGAGTAGATATAAATTCAGATTTAGATGTAGACGGACATACAAATCTAGATAATGTTTCTGTTGCTGGTGTTATAACCGCAACAAGTTTTGTAGGTAGTGGAGCAAATTTAACTGGTATAGATGCAACTTCAATAAAAGATCCTGGTGGTAATGTAAAGGTACAAGCACAGGCATCAGGTGCAATGCATACTGGTATCTCGACTTTCGGTGATATAGATGTAGATGGACATACAAATTTAGATAATGTAAGTGTTGCTGGTGTTTCTACATTAACTGGTGACGTAAGCATAGGATCTTCTATGCTATTTGGTAATAGCAAGAAAGCAATATTTGGTGATAATGCAGGTGGATATTTAGAAGTCTATAATAGTGGATCGGATTCATTCATCAAAAGTCATACTGATGATTTGTGGATATATGGGCACGATAATATTTTCCTTGCAGGTACTACTAGTAATCACAAATATCTTAGAACGGTAGATGGTGGTGCAGTATTTCTATATCATAATAATTTACCAAAATTTGAGACATCTAGTTCGGGAATTACAGTAACAGGTGGTGTAACTGCAACTACAGGAACCTTTAGTGGTAATGTTTCTATCGGTGGAACATTAACATATGAAGATGTAACTAACATAGATTCTGTAGGTCTTATAACTGCACGTAGTGGTATAACGGTACAAGATGACGCAACCTTTAATGGTGCTACCACAAATATGGTGTGGGATAAGTCAGATAGTACCCTGAAGTTTAATAATATATTAAAGATTTATAATAAGGATGGAAGTAGTAGAATAGAAGGTGCTTCTGGTGGTATGTTCTTTAAGGCTACTGGAGCTTATGTTTGGTCTAATAATTCTCTTAGTACTAGATTTGAGGCATTAGACGCATCTTGTATATTGTATGCTAATGGAGGTAAAGTAGCACGTAGTAGACCAAGTGAATTTCAGGTAGGTAATCCTGATGCTGGTGTAGGTGTAGCAGTAACTATTCGTACCAATGGTAATGCTTTATTTGGAAGTGCTGGTATCGTAACCTTTAGTGGTACTGAAACATATGTTAACAGACTAGCATTCCCACAATCAGGTTACAACGTCGTTATTGGAAATATGGCTGGTACAGCTGGTCCTAGTGGTGACGAAAATGTTATGGTAGGATATGGTGCTGGAAAGAATAATACTGCTGGTAAAAATGTAATTGTTGGTTGTAATGCTGGTAAAGACAAGTCTGGAGGAAATGACAATACAATTGTTGGATTTGAAGCATCTGCTTATCAAACAACGGCTGTTGCAAATACTGTTGTTGGATATGCTGGAGGTGGTTTTAATAAAACAGGAAATTACAACACTGCTATTGGTTATGAAGCATTAAAAGGTGTATATAATAACGCTAATTACACTAAGTGTGTTGGAATTGGATATGAAGCAGGACAGATTGTTACTTCATCTTCTGAAAATATAATTGTTATTGGATATCAAGCTGAGCCCAGTTCAGCAACAGTTGATAATGAAATAACTTTAGGTGATGGAAATATAACAAGATTTAGGATACCAGGTATTGGAATTGATTTAACTGGTCCTATTGGAATATCTACAGAGCAAGTTACTCCATCATCAGGAACAGCAACTATAAATTTAGCAAAAGATGATCATAAAATTGTAGCGAGTGGTACATATACTATTAGTTGTACTGGAACAGGAACGGAAGCAAATGCTCATACTATAAGAGTAGAAAATTCAGGTATTTCTACAGTTGGATTTAGTACATACTTTAAGTTCCCATCAGGTGGTACACCATCATTACCAACAGCAAGTGGAGCAATAAGTCTTATATCATTTACCGTGCATAAAACAGGAGCAGTAGGAATCGCAACAGTATTATTAGCTGGTGCTTCAGTTAATTTTAGTTGAGGTTAATTAGATAAATGGGTAGACCTAGTTTAGCTCACATTATTACCGATGATAGTGCTTCTGGTGGGCAGATAATTGACGGTAGTATGAAGTTCAATAGAGTAGATAATAGTCAAGGTGATTATCTCTATAGAACTCCATCTAGTGGTGGGAATAGAAAAGTTTTTACTTTATCTGTTTGGTTTAAACCAATTGGTTTTGGATCTTGGCGAAGAATTTTTGCAGCAAGTCCATCTGGTAGTGTTATTTCTGGAATTGCACTTAGAGGTGATGGGAATGTTGATGGAATACGTTTACAAATGCAATATAGTGGAGTAAATAATCATTGGACATCGACTGGAAAATATCGTGATCCTACTGGATGGTATCATTTAGTTGTAGCTGTAAACCTTAATGCTTCTTCTGGTTCAAGACAAAAAATTTATATTAATGGAGTCAGAGATATAGGTAGTTATACAACAGGATCAGAACCATCAGTTTCTAGGGAATATCAGTATAATCATACTGTAGAACATAGAATTGGATCTTCAGAATCATATCCAACTCCTTTTGATGGATTTATGACTCAATTTTATTGGATTGATGGAGAACAACTTCCTGCGGAACGTTTTGGATATACTGATGATCTAACAGGTATTTGGAGACCTAAAAAATTTATTGCAACTGGACCAAATAATGGAACAACTTGGAGTAGTAATGCCACTTCATCAAATTTTTACTCTGGATCAGCTACAAATGTTTTTGATGGCAACTTTTATGGTAGTAGTGCAACCATAAACAGCTCAAATGCTAGTAATAATCATCTTACACTCTCATCTGTGAACGTTGTTGCATCAAAGGTAGGTGTTGTATTATCAAACTCTGGTAGTGATGTTCAAGTTTATGTAAATGGATCTTTAGTTGGAACAGCAGCTGCTGGAGATATTATCAATAGTACTCCTAAACATTTTGAATTTACTTTTACCGAAACAACTGTTTCTACAATTAAGGTACAAAGAGTATCAAGCACAAGTGGATGGATAATTTATGGAGTATCTTTAAATGGTGTAGCTTTACTTAATGGTGATACAAGTAACGTGGGTTTAAATGGATTTTATCTTCCTTTAGATGGTTCTTCATTTCTTGGACGAGATCAATCTGGTAATAATAATCATTATATATTAGGTAAGGGTAATGATTCTGATATAAAGACAACCATATGTGGTTCTGTTCCTTTAGAGAAGGCAACAGGAGCACTTCCTATTTTAAATACAAACTCAAGTGGAAATACAGCATTACCAGGTTTCAGACCAGATCCTTTAAAACAATATCTTTTTATAGCTGCTCCATTATCAGGTGATATTAGAGATTTTAGTCATATAATAAGAGGTAGTGGTTCCCAACTATCCTCAACAAATGCCAATACAATTAATATGCTTGATGAAGCTAATCTTTATAGTATGTCTAGGTCATTTGATGGTGATAATGATTACATACAGTATGGATCCCAGTCAGCTTATGATATAGGTACAGGTGAATTTTGTATTGAAGGTTGGTGGTGGGCAAATTCTATTTCTTCAAGTGGACATTATAAAAGATTATGGAATTTAGGTAGTGGTTTAAGTGATTCTTTATGTATAGACATTAATTATAATAATTATAATTTTGAGGTTAGACACAATGATGTTGCTATAATGTATTCAGGAGGTAGACATCGTTTTAGAATACAAGATTGGGTGCACGTTGCTTTATGTAGAACTGGTACAACATTAAAATTATTTGTAAATGGTGTAGAAGCAAACTCAACTAGTAGTAATCATGATTTTGATTTTGATGATGATACATTCAATATTGGTAGAAACCATAATGCTGATTCTAATGGTAATGCATCAAGTTGGAATGGTTATGCACAGGATTTTCGTTTTTATAAAGGAACAGGTAAATATACATCTGACTTCCTTGTACCTTCAACACAACCAATGGTGGTTCCAGATGTTCCATCAGGTGTTGCAGTTAAGAGAAGATATAGAGATGTAATGAGTACAAATGGATCTCTTATGATGAGAGGTCGTGAGGTAAGAGATTGTATTAAAGTTGCTTCACATTCAGATTTGCATTTGAGTAATAATGCATTTACAATTGAAGGTTTCTTTTATTTTGCTGGAAATAGATATGATACACCAGGTAGTAATGGTACTAGATTATTCATAAATGGAGTATCAGGTGCTTCATATCTTGAATTTAGATATGATTGGAGCACAGCATGTTTTGCTATTACTGCTAATAATTCTGATCAGGCTACGGATATTGCTTATCAGTTGCAGCAAAGAAGGTGGTATCATATTGCACTAACAAGAAATGCTGGTTCTGCATATAAAGTTTATGTTGATGGTATCTATGTTGGTGGTACTAGTTATTCTTATGCTATCCAACAACAACAATGGACTATTGGGGGATTAGATTGGGCAGATGGTTATGGAATACGTGGATTTATATCAAACTTTAGAGTAATAAATGGTACACAATTATATTCTGGGACTAGTTACTTTACACCACCATCAAAACCACTTGAAAATATAACAAATACAAAATTACTTTGTTGTACAACAAAGGACTCTGTAACTAGTGCTACTGTTACTCCAAGCACTATAACTGCTCATGGTAATGCAAAAGCATATAGTTTTAATCCTTTTGATTCTGATTATGTTGATGGTGATTTAGGTGATTATTGTACTCTGAATGTAAGAAATAAAGGTGCAAATGCTACTGTTGATGATGGTGGTTTAGAATGGAGTTGTGGTGCTACTGGTGGTGGACAGATGAGAGGTACACTTAGTTTTAATTCTGGAAAATATTACTGGGAGTCAGAGGCAGTTATCACTAGTAGGTATCATGTAGGTGTAGCAGAAGCAGATAAAAAAATGCTAAATTCAGATTTTGGTACTCAAGCTTATGAATGGGGTCTTAGAACTGATGCTTATGGAGTTCATAGTACAAATGCCAGAGGTGAAAATGCTGATCAACTAGATCCACATGGAACTAATGTTAAAGGAATGATATGGGGAGTAGCTGTAGATGCTGATAATGGAAAAATGTATATTAGTAGAGATGGTATATGGTTGCATAATTCAAATCCAGAGAAAGAATTAAATCCATTATACTCAAATCTTTCTGGTAGACTTACTCCTGTTATGGGTAGAAGATCAGGAGCAAATGCTGGACATATAAACTTTGGACAAAGACCTTTTAAGTTCCCTCCTCCAATAGGGTTTAAAGCACTTACTAAATCTAATGTAGAAAAAGCAGGTATAATAAATCCATCAAAAGATTTTGGAATAAGAACTTGGACTGGTACTGGAGGAGTTCAAAATATTACAGGATTAGGATTTAAACCAGATTTAGTTTGGCTTAAATCTAGGAGTCATAGTAAATGGTACATACTAGTTGATTCTGTAAGAGGTATGAGTAGTAATGTATCTTCAAATTCTAATGCAGATGCATTTACTGAAACACATATACCTTCTATGCACGATGATGGATGGCAAGTAGATGATATTGATTCAGGGACTGCAAATGAATCTGGAATGACTTATGTTGGATGGGCTTGGAAAGCAGGTGGTGCTCCTACTGCAACTAATACTGCTTCTGCTGGTTCGGTTCCTACAGCTGGTTCTGTAAAGATTGATGGGCAGAATGCTACTTCTCCACTTGCTGGTAATAAAGCTTGTAATAAGATGAGTGTGAATACTAAAGCTGGTTTTTCAATCGTCCATTACACAGGAACTGGTAATTCTATGACATTGGCACATGGTTTAAATAGGAGACCTGATGTAATTTTTGTCAAAACTTTAACTGGTGCTGATATTAATTGGATGATTTATACTAAAGTTTTTGATGGATCGAATGATTATTTGTTTTTGAATACTAATGCTGCCAAGGATAATAGTGGTTTTGCAGGAGCAAACAGTACTGTTTTTGATTATGATGTTGGTGCAAGCACATATTCAAATACTAGTGGAAGAGATTACATCCAGTACAATTGGACTTCTGTTCCTGGTTATTCAAAAATAGGAATGTATAGTGGAGATGGATTGACTCATACTGATGGTGTATACATTCATTGTGGATTCCGTCCTGCCTACATATTGGTCAAGGTTGCTAATGCTGCTGAAAGATGGTATTGTTTTGATAGTGCACGAGATCCACATAATCCTATGTACAGATATCTTTATGTTGAACAAAATGCAACTGAAGATTCTGGATATACAGGTGGTATTGTAGAATTTACTAGTACTGGTTTTAAATTTGTAAATGGAACTGGTACTTATTGGAATGGAGGAAGTAATGATTATTTCTATATGGCATTTGCAGAGCAAGCACAAACACCATTTGGTGCACAACCTAATGCTAGATAAATATAAAAAAGGAGCGTATTAGTTAAATGCCTTATATCGGTAATAAATACGAGATTGGTGATCACAATAATAGTTGGAAAACGTTAGATGACATTTCATCTTATGTGGCAACTTTTGACGGATCAGCAACTAACGCAGTTTCAACTACTAATAATACAATCAGAGTACCTGAACATCGATTTATTCAGGGACAGAGAGTAACGTATTCAAATGGTGGTGGTGGAAATATTGGTTCACTTACAAGTGGTGCAGTATATTATATAATTCATGATACAAATAATGAGTTTAAATTAGCAACAAGTCTTGCTAATGCAAATGCTAGTACAGCAGTTAATATATCAGCAGTAGGATCAGGGACTTCTCATACAATAACTGCTGCTTTCGATGGTGTAAATAAGAAGTTTAAGATAACATATAGTGGTGGAAAGTCATCTAGGTTTACTAGTGCCACTCAATTAAGTGTAGCAATTAATAATATATTACAAAGACCAAATGATACTACAACATTTACTGATGGGTTTCGTATATCTGATAATGAAAAGATAGAATTTAATGTTGCTCCCGTTGCTGCTGATACATTTTGGGGTAGCATTCTTTCTGCATCTCTACCAACATTTGATATTAGTGATAATAAGTTAGATAATTTTACTGGTGATGGAAGTACAACTGACTTTACACTTTCTCATATTCCAGTAAACAATGAGAGTATAATTGTTAGTATTAATGGTGTAATTCAACATCCTACAGATAAGAATGGAACAAGAGCATATTCATTAGATGCTTCTATATTAGTATTCACATCAGCACCTGCAAATGGTGATGAGATACAGGTCAGACATATTGGTTTTGCTGGAGCATCATCCAGTTCAGTTACTGGGTTCTATGGTAGAACTGGTAATGTAACATTAAGTTCATCAGCAGACAATGCAATCGTTGGTGTCATAACTGCTACCAAGTTTAGTGGTCCTTTTGTTGGTACAATTACTGGTGGTAATGATATAGTCGCTGGTATTATAACTGCTACTAAAATAGATCTTAATGGTGATATTGATGTTGATGGGCATACTGAATTAGATAATGTAAATGTTGCTGGTGTTATAACTGCCACAACATTCAAGGGTGATGGAGATTTTGTAGAACTAGATGTAGATGGACATACTAACCTTGATAATGTAAGTGTTGCTGGTGTATCAACTTTTGCTGATAGAGTATATTTTAATGGGCGTGTTGATTTAGGTAATGCTACAGGTGATATTATAACTCCAAATGGTAGATTTAATCATTATATACTACCATATATGGATAATTATATACATTATCAATTAGGTAATAGTAGTTATAGATGGCATAGATTAAATATTGGTACAGGTGGTATTAATATTTCTGGTGCTGGTATTAATGCTGTTGGTATTGTTAGTGCAACTGATTTTAGTGGTATTTCTGGTGGTGCTGCAGATTTTCCAAACGGATTAACAGGAACTACTGCAACCTTTAGTGGTAATGTTTCTATCGGTGGAACATTAACATATGAAGATGTAACTAATGTAGATGCTGTAGGACTTGTAACTGCAAGAGAAGGAATATTTTTACCAGATAGTAAAACAATAAAGTTAGGAAATACTTCATCAAGTCCAGATTTCACCATTCAACATGATGGTACAAATTCAGCTATCAATAATACAACTGGTAGTTTATTATTTCAAAATAATGGATCATCATCTGCATGGATAAACAGTAGTGGAGTAATTTATACTAATAATGATATAATCATACAAACTGCGAATGGAAATAATATATTATTGGATAAATCAGATAATTTATTAAGATTTGGTGATAATGTTTTAGCAAGATTTGGAAATGATAACGACCTTGAAATGTATCACACGGGTTCTACGGGATATATTAAAAATACAACTGGAACTTTATACATTCAGGATGATAGTAATATTATTATTGGTAGTGTAACAGGTTCTGAAACTGGTGCAAAATATATTTACAACGATGCATATGAATTGTACCATAATAATATTTTGGCATTAAAGACGGATGCGAATGGAATACGAGTTTTAGGTCCAGATGGAGGAGTAGGGCAGATTGAATTGTTTGCTGACAGAGGAGATGATAATGCTGATAAATGGAGAATCCAAGCAACTGCATCAGGTTCAAACTTTAGTATTCAAAATTATGTAAATGGTTCTTGGGAAACAAGTATAAAAGCTACAGGTAACTCACATACTGAACTCTATCATGGTGATGAACTAATGTTCCGAACCAATGGGGATGGAGCAGAATTTTTTGATAGTGATAATAACTGTAATGTCTACTTTACATGTAATGGAACAAGACGAGGTTATCTTTTTGTTGAATCAACAAATGGTGGAAAGATTGGATTTATGGATCCACAAAACCATTGGTTAATAAGTGGTACAAAAAATTCATCTGTGGATCTCTACCATGATAATACACTTAGATTGCAAACAAGCTCAACGGGAATTGAGGTAACGGGAGAAGTCGCAGCATCACAAGACTATCCAGTTATTAAACCAACATTAGATCTTAACTTTGCAGCAACTAAAACATTAGATCCAAGAATTGAATACTATAGATACGGACCTGCATCATATATTGATGTAAATGGTAAAGTTGTACTTGTTGGTGAGGATGTTCCAAGGTTTGATCACGATCCAGATACAGGAGAATGTAAGGGATTGTTAGTTGAAGGAGAAAGAATAAATTACTTCCCTAATGGCATTAGACCAGGTGATAAGTGGACTGGTGCTAAAGGTGGTTCAACATGGACAGAAAATACAACAGAAACAACAGCACCAGACGGAACATATACTGCTACAAAATGGGCATTTACTAATACTGATCCATACCTATATCATCAACAGACTTTAAATGCTGGTGTAACATATACAATGAGTGTTTGGGTGAAGGCAGGAACTAATATGGCAGGTGATGTACTACAAATGAGACTAGGTGCTGCTCCATATTCTACAAATGCTAATTCAACTATTCCTACTGATGGATCGTGGAAGAGACTCACATTTACAAAGACAATCGGTGGAAGTAATGAAACAAATGTGAATGTAGGATTTGAACCACAAACTAATCCAAGTGGAAACCCAGCTTCTGGTGATGTGATTTATATTTGGGGTGCTCAATTAGAATCTGGAACTACAGCTTCATCACTTATTCCAACTTATGGTTATACTCAAGCTCGTGGACCAGATGTTGTACAGATAACTGGAGAAGAGTTTTCTGATTTCTATAATCAAATTGAAGGAACAATATTCCTATCTGCAAGTTATGATACAGATGCTCGTGCAGCTGCAATAGTTACTATTGATGATACTTCAAATGCTGGTGAATATACTGAAGTTGGTTACAGAGCAGGTGGTGCTAGTTCTGGTCAAGTTTCTTCATACATTAGAACTACTTCTGGAAATGACCAATACTATAAAAATTGGACAAGTTCTGCAACTCAAGGTAATGAGTTTAAAGTGGTAGTTGGATATAAGGATGATGATTATGCATCATCTGCTAATGGAGAGTCAGCACATACAGATACAAGTGGAACAACTTCTAGACTTTATGATAGATTGAGGTTAAGTCAAGTTCATACTGTTAATCATGGAGGAGTTGGTCATTATAGAAGGTTGATGTATTACTCAAAGAGAATTACAAATTCCCAATTAGTCACTCTGACTTCATAATAAATACCACAGGAGAATAATAATTAATGCCTAATCTAGTCGGAATCGGAAATAGTCAAGTACCCACCAACGCAATGTTGGGTGGATTGGCCTATCAAGATACAGATAATGTAGTATTAAAAAAAGCAGAAATAGATAAAATTGCTGCAATTAAGAGTAAGATTAATACCAAATGGAAATATGGTAGTGGTAATGTAGCTGATTCTACTATCAGAGATATATTTGTATATGATACTAGAGGTGATAGTGATGGTGGTGCATGGAGAAAGAGAACACAAAATTGTTCTTGGTATAATGAGACTTTAAATACTGCATATAGAGGAAGTAGAAAAGAGTTTCCATCTATAGCAATTCTTGTTTCGCATGAAGGAAATAATTTTGGATTTAGTATCTATGATGGTGATGATCCAAATTTGCCTATGTGGATGCATTTTCCCATTGATCAGTATGCTCCTTCTTCAAACTGGGGATCTGGTATACCTTTTATTGGTAGAGCAAATTTTGTAGCATATACTGCTGGACCAATTACTGCCTTAAATGGTCAGATTGCAATGGGAAATCAGAATAATAATGAGTGGCAGCCTGGTTGGATGGTTAATATGATTAGTGAGAAGTGTATAGACGTTATTAATTATGGTACTGAAACACAACAAACTTATTGGATGAGTTCAGATATTTCCAATAGAGTTAATTATGATGCTTTTGAAGTTTTTACTTATAATGGATCTAGATATGGTACAGGTGATGATGAACATAGTAGAGGAAAAAGTGGTATAACTGGAGAATGTAATAATGGAGAAATTAGATCAATTTCAATGATAGTTAACCCAAATGCACTAATTGATGAAGATACTGGATTACCAGTACCTACACAAGCATGGGCTGGTAAAAAAGGTATATCTGTGATGAAAGGTAATACTAATTCATGGGAAAATACTCAATATAGTAATCATACAACAGAACGTGCAACATTTACAAATAAAGGAGATTTAATTGCTGTTTCTAGAAATGGTGGTGCTCCTAATGCTGTTGTTACTGAAACTTTATTGTATCCAGCATATAATACTTACAGTACAGCTATCTATCATCATCATAATTTATCACAAGCATTAGATCCTACTATGGGTACAGTGTTTACTGGTGAAGAAGATGTTAAAGCAATGAGGAATCCATATGGAGGTGTTGATGATCTTGCTTTAATACCATCTTCTCAAGTTGGATTGAATTTATATTTGGGAGATGGTATTGATGCTACTGCTGAAAGTAAGAGTACTATATGTGCTCGTATTACACCAGACTATAATACTGGATGGATGATGGGTTCTTGTAATATTGCAGCAATGTGTGATACTTCTACTGCAACGATTGGTCAATCTGTTCATGTTGATGATAGTTTTGATTCAACTGGTTCTTGGACTTTTGCAGATAATGCTAGTATTACTAGTGGTGAAATAAAACTTCCAAATACAAATAATGCGAGAGCAACTCATGCTACTTTCCTTCAAGCAAACACAAGGTATATGTGTAGATATCATGTAGGAAATAATAATGCAGCAAACTGGCAATTTGATGATGATGCAGGTACAGTATATCAGGATATAACATTTAGCCAAGATGGAACACATAGTTTTGTGTTTGAAACAACTTCTTCTACCAAACTCAGACTAATGAGAACACAAACTGGTAGTAGTGCTACTATTGGTATTGCTTATGTTAGAATGTATAAAATTGATCGAGATACTACTGGAGTTCTATCTCCTCTTAATAGATCTATTACAATTAGAGATAATTGGTTTGGATTTACTCCCGTAGGATCAGCAATAGTACGTAATTCAGTTAGTAGAACATCTTCTAGTACAGATCCTTCTGGTGGTGAAGGAAAACAATCTGATGTAGTTGCATATAGTAGTTGGGGTTCGGGTAGTTATTTGGTAAGAGGTTATAATGCTGACCTTGATATTGGTACGAATAATTTTGTTGCAATGGGATGGGTCTTTCCACCAACTAGTTCAAATACTGATCAACCTTTAATTGGCGTTGGTCGTGCTGATGCTAATGATGGGTTTTTAATATATCTGAATGATGGCCCTAATTGGACACTTGATTGTGGATATCTAGGTACTAGTAATAGTTTTGCAACTTCTAATGGTGGTACAGCTGTAAGAGGAGATATGCAAGGTGAGAGATGGAATCAGTTTGCAATTTTTCATACGGGTAGTAATATTAGAATGTATGTAAATGGTCAGTATTGTGGTCAATGGGGAGACAGTAGTGTAAACTGGTCAACTAGATGGGTTGGAAAGCAGATTATGACTATTGCTGCAAGAGCTGGTCAATTTGCTGGTGGTAGTTCTGGTGGTGGTAGTCATTGTGCTCCTGATCTTAGACTTTCAATGTTTAGATTTGGTGAAGCTAATGGTAATTGGAGTGATGAAATGTTTAGAATGATTTATGAAGATGAAAAACACTTATTTGTTGCTGGTGCTAAAGCAGTTTTAACTGGTGGACTTGGTAGTAGCTATAGGGTAAAGGATATTGATTATGATACTACAACAGATACACTTCATGTTGCAAGTCAGTATGGAACCAGTGAATTTAGGAGATTGGTGAGAATAAATAATACTACTAATCCTTCAAGTCTTGTATCTGCTCAAGGCGGTATGGTATCGGAGATTAATTTCTAATGGGAAGCATTATAAACGTTAAACAACCAGAATTCAATCTAAGAAGTAGATTGAATGAATTGGATTATGATAAGATTCCATATGAGAAGATACCACAGGGTTCTGTAGTCCAAACAGTTGTTAATTATCCAACTGCATCTGGATCAGTAGTTGTTAGAACACATCAACCAGGCGGTAGTAATGCCTTTAATGAAGTGCCTGGTGGAGATTATAGAACAACAATAACTCCAAGATTTTCTAATAGTATATTATTATTAGATCTTAATTTTCTTTTTGGAGGTAGAAACGATAGTTCTATTTCTGGGTTTAAATTTATGCAATCAACAGCTACGGATATGGCTAATGCCGTTAATGTTCCTAATAATGCAACTTATGCTGGAGGTGGTAGCAGACAGTTTACTCATGGAACGAGTAGACAAAAAGATCATGATACTAATGACAGACACACAATGGAAGTATCAGCAATGGTTCCAGCAGTTGACAGAATTAGAAGAACTTACGGGTTATGGCACTATTCAGAGTCTAATCAAATGAAATATTTTAATGCCACAAGTACTGATAATAGTGGTTGTTCATTTTCTCCTTGGAGATTTGTAATTACGGAGATAAGACAATGAACGCTTTTTATCTTGGAGAAGCACTTAATGCATTAAGACCTAATTCTGCATTTGGATGTGGGGAAACTTATGATAGTATTGAATGGTATTCAACCAATAGTGAAACAAAACCAACAGAAGATGAAGTTAATGCAAAGATTACTGAATTAAAAAATGCAGAACCAATGAAATTATTACGTGAAGAAAGAACTAGAAAACTTTCAGAGTCTGATTGGATGGGAAATTCTGATTATACTATGTCTGATGAGTGGAAAACATATCGTCAAGCATTAAGAGATCTTCCAAAAACACATCCAGTAAATTATGGTGATCCAAAGTTAGATTCTAATGGAAATTTGGATATGAGTTCAATTACTTGGCCAACACCACCATCATAAATATCTAAAAAGTATAAATGGCACTATCAGAGATTAGGGTAAATACAACGAAGACTAGAACTGGTGTAGGAACCATAACCTATACTGAAACTGGTCCTGTAATTACTGGTATTGCTACTGCTTCTAATTTTAAAACAGGTTCTACTAATGTTCATAGTACTGGTGTAGAACTTGCTAATATTAATACTGGTGGATCTACTGCTACTTTTGGTGGTGCAATATCTGGTACAACTGCATCCTTTAGTGGCAATGTATCAGTTGGTGGAACATTTACATATGAAGACGTAACTAATATAGATTCGGTAGGTATATTAACAGCAAGAGATCATGTTAAATTAGTTACAAATAATAAAAAAATAACATTTGGATCTGGTAGTAATTTAGAAATATATTCAACTGGAACTGATGGTGTTGTTAATGCAGCAAGTGGTGATATAAAGATTCAAAAAGGTGGTAGTGGTTTACTTACATTTAAATCTACTGGTAGTCATTTTCTTGCTGATGTTCTTATAGCTGATAGTATAATTCATGATGGAGATACAAATACAAAGATAAGATTCCCTACTGCTGATACAATTACAGCAGAAACTGCTGGTGATGAAAGACTTCGCATCGCATCTGATGGTGAGGTGGGAATAGGAACTGTTAATCCGAATGCTCCTTTGGATGTCTTTTCAAATACTGCTGCAACTGATAAAGACTTATTCATGGTTAGAAGTGCTACAGGAGCATTTGCTGTGCAATGTTCTAATGTTTCTGCTGCAAACCCAGAATGGAGATTAAGAACATATTCTGCTGAACCTATAGTATTCTCACCAGGTAATGTAGAAAGACTTCGCATCAATTCAAATGGGCAAATATCCATACGAGGAACAAATACAGCATTTGATACAACTGGAGATTTAAATTCCTTACAGTTATATTATGAACAGGATAGTGGTCAAGCATCTATTGGACCATATTCAAGTGGTGGAAGCACACATTTATCGTTTTATACAAATCTTTCTTCTGCAGCAGCAACAGAAAAACTTAGAATTAATTCATATGGACAAATCATAACAGGTGGTGGAACAGGTATATCTTTTAATAATGTAGGAAACTCTGCGTTTGGTTCATTCTTTGAAGTTAATGGATCACATACTATCAATAATCATGGAGTTCTTGGTATAAGTGGTGCTACTAATGGTACTAATAATAGAATTGCTTTAATACAATTTTTAAATACTGAAAATAGTAATAGTTCTAGTACTGGTAATGCCAATTCCAGATCTCTTGGTCACATTAGTGTTTATGCAGATACTTCAGATAGTAATGCTGGTGATGATTGTGGTGGACGCATAGTAATCGGCACTAAAGGGGAAGCCGCTGGTATGAATGATTTATTATTCCTCACATCAGATAAAACAGTTGGCATACAAGCTATTCCTGCTGTTGGTGATATGAATAGTACAGCAACTGGTGGTGCAGCTCTTTCAGATCCAAAACTTTATGTTTATGATGGTGGCACTAACGGTAAATATAATTTAATGATTCGGTGTAATGCAGGTAGTGATGCAGATAATACTGGTTCAGCAATTGCTTTAAATCATTCAAATGATAGAGGTATATTAATAGAAGGTGGAAGATGGAGTGGCAACCGTGCTTGGGGTGCCATAAAAGCAATAGACAATATAGGAAGAGTATCTGACGGTATAGCAATTCGAGGTGGTAATGGTGCTGGTATTCAGGATATTAGAATATACACTGGAGAAGCAGTTACTACAACAGAAAGAATTCGCATTAATACTACAGGAGTTGGCATGAGAATTGATCCTCAGTACCCACTTCATGTCTATAACCCTACAATTAATACAATAGGAACCTTTGAAAGTGGTGATGCTGGTGCTGGTATTCTACTCAAAGACAATACTCATTTCACAAGACTAGAAAGTACAGGTGGTGATTTTAAAATAGATATTGATGCTGGATCAGATGTTGCTAGTGGTGAAGATCTATTCTTGCAGAGAAGTGGTACTACTTTTTTCCAATGCAAAGATGAAGGTTATCAAGGTATAATACCTAGACAAGGAACTATGATGGGTACTTATGTTTATAGGCAGAGAAATCAAGGTGCTTCATATAAACATTACATAAGAGGACCAATGAGTGGATATATAAGCAGTGAAATGGATGATAATTATGTTGCTTATGTTAGAGTACAATGTATGGGAACTGGTACTGATAGTGCGTGGTGTTATTATCGTATTTCAAGGGATAGTCAAACTAGTGCTACTCAGGTAATTTTAGACCATTTATCTGGAGGAAGTTCTGGTAACTCAAACGTACCTTATATGGAACTATATAATGGTGAAGCTGCTTGGTTGATGTCACATTCTGCAAACTATTATGTAATTGTAAGAGTTGAAATTACTGGTGGTAAAAATAACTGTACATATATAACATCTGGTGAATATGGATCAAACTAATGAGGTAAATAAATGACATTAACTACACAAGAATTATTATTAGTAAGTTGGAATTGGACTGCAAAAGAAGAGACATGGGCATTTGACCCTAGAAAAACTTCTCTTCCACATCCAGATGAAGTAGCAGCAGTAGAATCTCTTTCTACTTCTCAGATTAATACGATTGTTTTAGAACACAAATGGAAAGTGGTACGAAAACAACGTAATGATTTATTAGTAGAATGTGATTGGACTCAAGGTGCAGATGTTCCTAATGCAATAAAATCATCTTGGACATCTTATCGTCAGGCATTGAGAGATGTAACAACACAATCTGATCCTGATAATATAACTTGGCCAAATAAACCATAAATATCTAAAAAGACTATAATGGGATTCACAAAGGTTATTGGAGCTGGTATTAAGACCACTACTGACGCACGGGTAGGGATCTTAACTGCTGAAAGATTTGATGGACCTTTTACTGATCTTACAGTAACTAATAATTTAACTGTTGCTGGAACATTAACATATGAAGATGTAAAGAATGTAGATTCGATTGGTATAATAACTGCAAGGTCAGGAATAGATGTAGATGATTTTTTAGATGTAGGAAGTAATATAAAATTAGGTAATGCTGGAGTTATTACTGCCACAACATTTAAAGGTGATGGTGATTTTGTAGAATTAGATGTAGATGGACATACTAACCTTGATAATGTAAATATTGCTGGTGTTGTAACTGCAACATTGTTTAGTGGTGCTTCACAAATAGGTATTCAATCTGCAGGTACTCAGATTGGTGCTGGTATCACACAACTAAATTTTGTAGGAACTGGAAATACATTTAAAGTTGATGGAACAACTATAGATGTAAGTATATCTGGTAACACTGGTGCTGGTGGAACTTGGAATAACTATACTGCTGGTATTGCAACTACTAAATCAATTGGTATCAATACAAGTAACTTTGATGATCCTAAAGTAGTTGGTACAGCAAGTTCATTCCAAGGAATATATGTTTCTAATGGAATGTATATTCATGATAATACATTGAATGGTAATCATTACATTGGAACAGCATACAATGGATTGATGGCAGGTCCTGTAACTATTAACGGTGTCCTAACGATTGATGGTAACTATGTTGTGGTCTAATAAATACCAGAATGGGGATAGAATAGAATGACCGTAATTAATCACAAAAGTATTTCAGGTGTAACAAGTATTACTGCTCCAGCAGGTAGTGATAACTTATTTACGGTTCATACAAACGATACAACAGAAAGATTTCGTATAGATGCAAGTGGACATCAAAATATATCTGGTATAATAACAGCATCAAACTTTAAAACTGGAACAACGAATGTTCATAATGTAGGAGTAGAAGCAGCAGGTATAAATGTTTTAGGTGCTGATACACCTATAGGAACTGGAGCAACGATTTATAATTCAGGAGCAGCAGTATTTACTGGTGTAGTAACTGCAACATCATTTAGTGGTGCATTAACAGGAACAGCATCTGGCAATCCAACTTTAGCAAATGGTTCAAATAATAGAGTTATTACAGCATCTAGTGCAACTGCAATACAAGGTGAATCAAACTTAACTTTTGATGGTAGTGATCTTTCTTTAAGAGCCACTAAAGCAAACTTAATTGTAGCAAAAACTGGACTAGTAGTTAAATCTAATAGTGATCTTTCTACTACTTATGATATGATTCAATTGGGTGCTGGTGGTGCATTAGCAAGTTATAGTACTGCAACTGCTACAGCAGACACTGAACTTATACATAACGCTTATAGACATTCTGGAAATAATTGGAAATATAGGTATCAAGATACTGCATGTAAACTTTTGATGAATACTCCTGGCGGTGCATTTATATTTCAGAGTGCAGCAAGCGGTAATGCAGATGCAGATATAACCTTTTCAGAAAAACTTCGCATCGCATCAGATGGTGATTTAACATTGACAGGTGCTGATAATGTAGAGATAAAGATGAAGTGTGGGACTTCATCAGGTAATAATATTCTTGCTTTCTTGAATAGTGGTGGAACAACGAGAGGTAATATTACATATGATAGTGATAATAATTTCTTGTTATTTAATGTAAATCAGGGAGAAAGAGCTCGCATCGACTCAAATGGTAATGTAAATTTTGGTGCTAATAAAACAGTTGCATTGCCATCAGGAACTGGAATCCAAGTTTATAATTCCTCAGCTCCAAGAATTAAATTAGTAAATGATACAACTGGTAATGCTGCTGGTGATGGTTTACAAATATATGTTACTGGTTCTTCAGCAATTTTTGATCAGAAAGAAGATGCAGATATGCGTTTTTACACAGATGCAACAGAAAGACTTCGCATCTTAGCAGATGGTGAAGTTTTAATTGGTGGTAGAAATAATTGGGGAGGTGGAAATTTACATCCAAATACTGTAAACAAATTAGTTATAACTGGACCGAGTCCTGCTAATGTTTATAACAATATATTGTACTTAGAAGGAAGTGAAACAAATGGTAATGCTAATACTGGAGGAGCATTATCATTTGGTGGACACGATGGAAGTCAGTATCGAAACTGGGGAAACATCTATGGGATGAAGGAGAACGGAACTGGTGGTAATAGGGCTGCTTATATGTCGTTCCATACAAGACCAGATGGTGGAGACCCAACAGAAAGACTTCGCCTCACATCAGCTGGACTTGTTAAGATTCTAGGTGATGGTCAAAATGATGGTTTTTATCTAAGCAATGCCTATGGACAGGCAGCAATATTTGGTGGAATGTATTATAATGGTAGTGCTTGGGTTAGAGCTGCTGTTGGTACTAGAAAACCTGCAGGAATGTATGTGAATACAGGTGGACATATTGCTTTCCTAACGGCTTCAGAAACCAGTGGAACATCTGCGACACCTTCAGAAAAGGTTAGAATCACAAATGATGGTGAGATAAGAATAGGTGCTAATAGTACAGCAGCAAATACAGCAGGAGATGATTTAGTAATTGAGGGAAGTAGTGATAGGGGATTATCAATAATTTCAGGTACTGGTTCATCTGCTAATATTTACTTTGGTGATTCAGGTGATGCAGATATTGGACGCATTGCATATCAACATAATGATAATGCATTAGATTTTTCAGTTAATGCTGGAAGCACTGCACTTCGCATCGACTCACAAGGTAAACTTGGTATTAAGCAAACAAATCCTAGTGCATATCTAGATATATCTCAGGGTGGTATAGATTCAAATGTACCTGGCATTAATATAGGAATGACTGGTGTTGGTGGAGGAACTGCAGGTGAACAATATGGAATTAAGATTACTGGTGGTGGATATAACAATGCAACACATATCTATGGATTATATATTAATAAATCAGCACAATTAACACAAAATAATACTGCTGCATATTGTAGAATGCAGGGTGTATATAGTACTTTAACAGGTGTAAGAGGTATAGCAAAATGTCAAGATACTGCTGCTTCTGGAACTATCTATGCTGGATATTTTACTGCTCAAGGTGATATTGGATCTGCAAAGACTAAAGTTGGATATGGTATATGGGCTGAATCAACTGGAACAAAATTCCAACTTTCTAATGCAGCAAGACTCAAAACTATGTCTGGAGCAACTCTCGTATATGGAATAATATATCAACATGGTTCATCTGAAGTCTTTAGAGTTTCTTCTAATGGTGATGTTTGGTCTGCAACTAATAGTTATACTTCTGATAGAGATCTAAAAGATAATATTGTAAATCTAAGTGGAACTTCATTAGATAAGATAAAGCAACTAACTCCAAAACGATTTAATTGGAAACTTGATGATAGAGTAAAGGATATAGAAGACTATGATGATATAACTGTTCCAACAAATACGGTGACAGGATTAATTGCACAGGAAGTTAAACCTATTCTTCCAGATATTGTTAGTGGAACTGATGGTGAAAAAGATATGGGAATTAATTATAATGGTTTAGTTGCTCATTTGGTAAATGCAGTTAAGGAACTTTCTGTCGAGAATGAAGCAATGAGAGCAAGACTTGACGCACTTGAGTCATCATAAATATTTAAAAGTATAAACGCCAATGGGAATCCAGATAAACGGAAATAATGATATTATATCTGCACTAGATGGTAGTTGGACTGCTGAAGGTGCAAGTATTAATACGAGTGGTATTTTAACTGCTACTACTTTTAAAGGAAATATAGTTGGTACTGCTGCTACTTTTACTGGACCAGTAACTATTGGTGGGACATTAACATACGAAGACGTAACAAATATAGATTCAGTTGGTATAATAACAGCAAGAGAAGGAATATTCTTACCTGATACTAAAGAATTAAAATTAGGAAATAGTGCTGCAAGTCCAGATTTAAAATTATATTCTACGGGTACAAATGGTTGGGTATATACACCTCAATCAGGTGCTGATTTGTATATGGGTACAAACGCAGGTGAAGTTTATATACAAACAGGATCTAGTGGTAATGATACAGCAATAAAAGTAAATAGTGGTGGATCTGTTGAGCTCTACAATAATAATGCAAAAATTTTAGAAACGGGTACTAATAGAATTGATATTATTGGTAATAATGCTGAATCTAATATTCGGTTCTTCACCAATGATGGAAATAGAAGAGCATTTCTAGGTATTACTAATAGTAATAGTATTACATTGTATACTGGCCCTACTGCTGTAAAGGTTTGGGAATATACGAGTAATGCACTTACTCTTTATCATACAGGAAATGCAAAATTAGCAACTACTAGTACGGGAGTGACGGTAACAGGAACCTTAACTGCTACTACTCTTACTGGTGCTATAACAACTACTGATGCTTGTCAAGTAGGTGACTTAACTATATTAAATGGTAATCCAGATTTAAGACTTAAAGATAGTAATCACGGTGGTAATAGTACCGAACACATGATTGCTTTCCAAGATAGTAGTGGAAATAATCAAATGAATATTGGTTCGCCTTTTGGTGAACAACACTTAAGAATTAAACATGGAACTAATGAACTAGTAAAAATTCAAACAGATGGTAATGTTGGTATTAACAGCACAATTCCACGATCAAAACTTCATGCAGCAAATGGAAGCAGTAATTATAATCCTGGTAATCCCACTGGTCTTGGTGCTGGTGCAGTAGCATGTTTGGAATCTTCTGGTGATGTTGCTCTTCAATTCTTATCATCAACTAGCACAGACAATTACATTTATTTTGGTGATACTAGTAGTGCAACCACTGGATCTATTCAGTATGATCATAATGTAAATGCCCTGTTATTTAATGTTAATGGTGGAACACAAAGACTTCGCATCGACTCAAATGGAAACGTAGGTATTAATAGAACTACTACATTGGATGGAAAACTAGATATTAAGGCTGGAAATGATGAATCTATTAAATTTTCAGCTTCAGATTATGGTGGTGGTCACTTACGAATTATAGGAGCAGATAAAGATATAGGCGGTAGTGGCAGTGCATATAAGGCAACATATAGAATTAAAACTAAAACACAAAATAGTAATGCTGGTAATGGTGCAGAAAGAGATGCTTTAATCTTTTTCCATGAAGCCTGGAGTGGTCTTCATGTTGCTTCATTTCCAACTGGAAAAGTAGGTATTAATGAAACCTCGCCAGATCATATATTCCACATTAAAGGTTCGACTCCTATCCTTGCAGTTGAATCAAGTTCTTGGTCAACTGGTGTATCGGCAGCAATACGTCTTTCATATACAGATGGAAACGCAAGAGAAATTAGAGGACATTATGATCATGGATTGCAATTCTTCCTGAATCAAGGTGAGGCACTGCGTATTGATACCAGTAATAAACTTCAAATGGGTTCTATTCATGGTAATACTCAATGGGGTCAAGATTGGTTAAACATTGAGTCAGGAGGAGATGCTGGTATATCTATTGGTCGTTTAGAAGGTGGTTCTCCTACTGATGGACAAGTATTAGGATCTTATTCATTCCAGTCTGCTATAGGTAGTCAGAATGCTGGATCTGCAGAAGCAAAGATACAAGCAATTGCTGCTGAAAATCAATCAGGATCAACTGCTGCCACTGATATGCTATTTTATACCAAGGCATCTGGAACTGGACCAGGTTCAGCACCAGCTGAAAGGATGCGTATTACCTCTGGTAAAGGTGTGTTAATTAATCATACCAGTGATGGTGATTTAAGTGATCAACACGGACTTAAAGTTGCTAATGTCTTTAGGCATCAAGCAAGAGGCAGTGCTGCTCAAACTGATAGAGGTTTCTACTCTACGCAAACAGGTAGTGGTAGTTATTCTAATGGTTATTTTCATATGAAGACTGATATAGCTACGAACAGTAGTGCAATGTTCTTAATTACAGTTAGGGGATATGCTTATGGTTCAAGTAAGGTAGTATTCTGTCAGACTTGTGGATATTGTTATGGTTCAAGTAATAATATTATTAATACGCAGGCTAAGAGTTGGGATGGAACAACATCAGTTACTACATATAAATCAAGTGATGGTTATGTAGTTATTCGATTTACTCCTGGTGGTTGGAGTTCTTATTATATGGGATTCTGTGTTGATATAGCACAACAAAACCCAGCTAAAAGTGGTTTGAATCATAAGGTTACTGCTTTTGCACTTGAAACTGCATCTGATCATTATGCATAATAAATACAGTATACTGAATTAAAACTATGGCAGAAGATTTTACACCTATGATTCCACCCCCAGAGATTGCAGTTAAATTGCATGAACTAAATAGTTGGTC